TAAAATGTTTAAAGATCGTTTAGCAGTTTTTAATTGATAGCCAGAAACACCCTGCATACCAATACGTTCGTACGCATCTTCAATAATTTCATCAATGCCTAGGTTCTTATCAAAAGAATAAGAGCCTGAAGTAGTGTTGGCCATTTAAGCTCCTTACCCGTCAAACTGTATAGCTAATCCTACTACTGCAGTTCCACCATATGCAAAATATGCTCCATCTTCACATAAAATTCCATCGTCAGAAATATACGGATCAATTGTTTCACCACTGTCTACATTTACAACAAGTCTGCTTTGACCTGATGTTGCTGAACCATTTTTAATAACAATAAATCCTGCTCCGCCACCAGCAACTCCAGTCATACTTCTAACTCTAGTTCTGCCACCAAAAATTGTTCCTGTAATAGCTCCTGATTTTACTCCAGCAGAAATATCTGTTGTGATAGCTCCACTTGCAGTAATGCTTGTGACTTCTGTCCAAGTTCCAGCCACATCAACTGTGTTAGAATTTGGTCCAGTTGTTGCTGCACTTGTAGCAGCATCTCCGTTAGCATCTTTTCCTACAACTACAAAAGTTCTTCCTGAGTTGTTGGCTGAAGAAGTTAAAGTAACTGTTTGAGCGTTAACCCAAGGTCCACTATTTAATAGAGCTAAAGTAGTAGCTGTAGCAGCTGCAGAAATTGCATCTGTGTCAGTTCCGAATACTACAGTTTTACTTTTTACTCCTGATACATTTGACATAATTTTTTCTCCTAATTTAATACTAGGGTCCCGAAGGACCCTAGTTAAATTTTATTAGTTAGTGTCGTTAATTAACTGAGTCCAATACATGTTTAACACACCTTCACCGGCAGTTAACGCATCATCAGTCTTAGCAGTAATAACAACAGCTTTGTCCATTTCAAAACCAGCTGCATCATCGTCTGAAACATTTAGACAATTTTTCATTTGAGCTACAGTTTGGTCCATTCCTGTTGGAATGTGATGAGAAGCAATTCCTTTTACATCATTGTCTGCATCACCTGCAAAGTAATCAAGGTCTAAACTATTAAGAGTAGCTCCTGCTGCTTGTGCAACGTTAGCACCAATCTGCATGTCAAAACCAGCTGTATCAAAAGCTTCGTTAACAACAAATCTAATATCGTTAATTCTAGAAAATTTAGGTATTACGATATTGTTTGCTAAGTTTTTACCAGATGTTGTAGCTGTTTGACCTAATGGATATTCATTAAATGTTGATCTACATACAACTGAAATTAATCCAGTTTCAACTACACCTACTTCTAAAGTGCCTACTGTTCCAGCGCCACTTACAGCGATAGAAGATACAGTTTGAAAAGTTTTAGTTGAAGAAACAAGACCGGCGTTACCCATTGGGTTAACCGCTTCAGTTTGTGCGTTTCCTAAAACGTCTGTTCCAGTAATAGTTGCAGTTAATGCAGAGTCATTACCACCAGATGTTAAAGTAACTACAGAAGCAGCTTCAAAACCACCGTCAGAAGTTATTCCTGGTACGTTTTGAGTTGCGTCTACTAATGTAACACTAGTTGTACCGGCACCGTTAGCACCAGTGATAGCTAATTTGTTAGCATCAGTTGTTACAGTAAAGTTACTGTGATTTACAGGAAACGAAGCGTGACATTCTACGAATGCTACGTTTCTTACATTCTCACTTACAGATGTCCCTGTTGTGTTTTGAATCCGTCCAACATTAATCGGTCCGGAAAAGTTAGTTCTTGCCATTTTATATTCCTCCTAGAATACATAAACATAGTCACCTAGGGTGTGTCGACTATACGCGTCTATGTCTACTTTATTATTAATTGTATAGTGTGCTTTTTATACAACACTTTTTAGTAGAGCGCAAGAGAGCCTGTAATGTGGAGTGGATTTATTCCAACGATGCAGCTTTTTATTAAGTAGCTACAGAAACTTGTGGAGCCGCACCTTCGACAGTATTTTGTCTATGTGCAATGGCAGCTTCTTCAAGCTTGATCTCAGTAATGACTTGTTTAACTTTGTCATCAATTCTGACCATCTCAAGAGTATATCTATTGTTGTCAATATGCTCCTGTTCCCACTTCAACTCCAAGGACCTTTTTTGTTTGTACAGGTCTTGTATCATTTATAACCTCTTCATAAGTTATTCGATAGGGAGTGTCTCTAAACATTCCCGATGATTCCCAAACTATACTCTTTTCTCCCAGTTTGTCAACTATTGCTTGTTCTAAAGAAATGGCGTCATCCTTAGATTCTACTTCAAATCTACCGTGATGATCGTAAGCATATATGTTTATTAGGAATTTTTTCATGGTTTTGTCTTTCTATTTGTTAATTGTGGCGAGACTATGTCTCGCCACAAAAGTTTTCTTTTTAATGATTATGCTCCTGGTGAAGCAAAAATACCTCTAGGGTCAGATACACCAAATACGTATCTTTCTCTAGCTTTGTATCTTACATTACCAGTATCGAAGTCACCTTCCATCTTAGTAGATAGAGGAGTTCTTTCGAAATGTTTCATACCATTTGGCACGTCTGTAGTGATGTAAAACGCATCTGTGTCTGTTAAGAAATTATTAACGACATAACCTTGAGGTATCATCCCCATAGATTTAATTGCGTTGACATCATTATCAGCAGTTCCAACTCTACCAGCAGAAGCCATAAGTCTTTCAGCTGTGAATTGTAGTGCAGATGGGATGATCATCTTCATACCCTTAGCTGCGATTTTTAAACCTCTTTCATCTGTAAGACCAGCAATGTCAATTAATGACTGCTCTAAAGATGTTTCGTTTAAGTCAGCAGCAGTTGCTAGAGTGTTTGAAAACGTTCCAGCAATTGTTGGGTGGGCAGTGCTAAATAATGCAACACCATCACCTGAAGTGAAAGTGCCGAATCCATTATTTAAAGGCGCTGCACCTTTAACTTGTTTAGTTTGAGCCATAGATCTTGCTAAAGCTTTTGTATATCTAGAAGCAAGTCTGTCATACAAATTGTCTTCAATAGCTTCCTCAGTGATAGCAAAAGCGAGAGCAATTGTCTCGTTAGTGTATCTAGCTGTGAAAGTTTCTTGAGCGTTATCGTATGTAACACCTGAACCTTCTGGTTTTACTTGTGCTTGTGCAAAACCACTTAACATTACTTCTTCTTCAAAAGCTCTGTCAGATGACTCTGTTGTATAAATATCAGCTGTCTGATTTTCATACTGTTTGTATTCCAGGCCGAACAAGGCGTTCAATCCTGGCTCTAACTCTTTTACGAGTTGGTTTCGTGATATAGCCATAATTTATCTCCTTATATCCCTGCTCTTTGAGTGTCATTTCCAATCAAGATATGTTCTCTGATTTGAACTCTAAGGGCAAAACCCTCTTCAGTCGTATCAGAGTGATCTGGATCTCTAGAAACACCCATAATGAACAATTGGGCCTGTGTAGTTGCTGTTGTTGCCGAAATTTTTGATTTCGAAATGAACAACGGCGTAGTTCCTACCTCAAGCACTTGATCCGCTAAGTGTCCAACCTCATTTTGGTTGAAAGCTGTATCTGCAGACATTACTTCAAACATTTGCATAGGATCGTCGTTAATGAAAGCAACAATATCAGTAGCAGTATTAGCTGCTGGTGAAAAGTTGCTAAACGTTGGTTTATTAGATGTTGCATCCGTATAAAATACTCCATTCAGTGTACCAAGATTATTAGTCGTAGTATTTCCTGAAGCAAGAACAACTCCATCTGCTGTTAATTGCACTAAACATGCGTGCGAAATTAAAGCCGAAGAAGCTGCAACGTTGTACTCTGAGAGTGCAGCGTTGTTATAGTTTTGCGCTATCTTTTTAATGGGTCTAAAACCAAACCCAGTAGTTGACGCATTAGCCATATTGTTTTCTCCTTATGTGACCTACCCTTGCGGGCCTCCAGTCACGGTTAATGTCAATCGCTGGTTTGATTCGTTAAAAATTTTTAACTTTTCTTGCCACCGAAGGTTGTACGAGACTGTCTATCGATATCGATAGGCATTCCCCTATGCTGTTCCTTCATAAGATCGTTATCTATTGCAGTGATCTGATCACTCGCTTCTTTAGCGTAGTAAGCTTCTCTCTGTTTTGCGATCTCTTCCGGTACCCTTGTCAGCACAAGGCCTCCGTGCCCGATAACCCCTGCGTATTTGCCGTCAGTAATTGCTGGGAAGTCACTATCAGGATATTCATCAGATCTTACAAGTTCATAACCAGACCTTAAGCGTCCTTGTATGTTCTTAGTATCTTGAAATCCCATAATTTCTACCCTGACCCATCTGTGTCTGAATCCATCTGGCGCGTTGGGCGTATCTAAGTACGATGGTGGAGTCCAAGGTTTTACAGCAGCTTTGGGTTTAACCGTAGATGCTTGTGATGCTACTTTTGTAGAATCGCTTTTACTTTGGCTCGCACGAGTTGGTTTATTATTTGTCATATGCCTATACCTCCTTCGTGTTTATAAGTTGTTTCGCATACTCTTCTAGTGGCACACCTAGCTTTTTAGCTATTGTCACCTGTGTTGGTGTGAGTCTCACAGTCTTGCGACCAGTCTTTGAACTACGCGTTGCAGAGGCAACGTTTTGTGTAGGTTTACTAGCCTGTTTTTCTTCTACCTTATCAAATTTATGGGGGAATTCAAGTCTTATTCTTTTATCCACTTCAGAATAATATTCATCTGATTGTGGGTCCATTCCCTCCTCTTCGGTAAGTTTTCTATGTAAATCAAATGCTGTGTAAGTCATAGCATTATCTTTACCAAACCATTCATTCTCTTCAGCCCAAGCTTCTGCCTTAGGATCTCTCCTAGGTGCTTGTGGTTGTGGTGTAGGTTGTAGAGTAGGTTTTTCATTAGCTGCTGTTTCTTCCATAGCATGCTGAGATTTAATCTCTGCTAATTTACCTTGCTCATAACCTAATTGAGAAATGGCTGTTAGTGCTTCTACTTCTGCTTTAGCATCTTCATTAGTTCTAGCTGCTGCAAGTTTTGCTTGAGCTGCTGAAAGTGAAGATGTAATTCTGCCTTCCATTTCTGTGGCATAATTTTTATCTAAAGATGTAGCTGCAGTTTTAAATTGATCTCGTTCTCTTTTAACGTTTTCTGCAAAACGTAAAGCTTCTTCTTTTTGCCTTTCCGCTTCACGCATTTTCTTAGTGAGTTTAGCTATTCTTTTCTTAACTCCTTCAGAGTATTCTTCAACGTCTTTAATGTTATTTTTTTGCTTATCACTCCCTTCTTCAGAAGTTTTCTGTATAACTTCTCCGCCGTCGTTCTTTTCGTCTCGAACATCAGACTGCTCATCTGATTTCTCAAGTGTGTTAGCGGGCTCATTATCGTAAGTAACATTTGCTTCATTTTTTTTAACCTCATTTTCAAAAGTTTTATCTGTATCATTTTCTGTTTCTGGCAGTTCAACACTCGCTCCCGGTCCGGTTACGTCTAATTCAACTGTTTTGTCATTTTCTGTTTCTGGCATAGTATCTCCTATGGTTGTTAAAATTCGTGGAATATATCTTCAGGGTTTTCCACGGTCGCTAAAACTTCATCATCATTAAGAAGTCTTAACTCACCCCCATCTATTTTTATTCTTGATCCGGCGTATCTTGCGAATACTACCCAATCTCCTTTTTTACACCAGGGACCTTCTGGATATCTTTCTTTATCATAGCAGTGTGGGCCCATTTCTAAAATTAAACCACAAGTTGATGCTACTTGCGATCTTTCTACTGTTTCATCTGCTAAAATTATTCCGCCTTTAGTTTTATCTTTTTGTTTAAAAGGTAAAACAAGAATTCTCCAACCCGTAGGTTTTGGAGTTTTTCCGATTTCATCTGATTTTTTTTCTGTAGGTTTAACACCTACTAAAGTTTTATTTGGTAACTCAATTTTTGGGTTTTGAGTTGATGTCGATAACGGTTCCGTCTTGTTCATATTGCTCCTTTTTGTTCAGCAGGCTGGATATTTCCTGACTTAAATATTGATACGTTCGTATCTGTCCTAACATATAGTTGTATTTTTCCATATTGTCAACACCTCCAGATGCCATGGCTGATACCATATCATCATGTCTCATTTTAATAATCTTTCTTATCTTTTCTACAAATGTCATGTCGTCCATTATTTCTTTTTCCTTTTCTTTGGTTTTATTTTGCTGCCATATTTTTTAGTCCATTTCTTTGCAATAGCAGGCTCTTTTGCAAATAAATACTTACGTTGTTTCTCAGATTTAAAGGGCATGTCGTTCTTCTCTGAACTCCTCAATTACCTTTAATTTTTCCTGTGCGTCTGCAATTTTTTGAAACAATTTGTCAATCTCATCTAAGTGTTGTGGATGTTCACCAATTCCTACAGGATGCTCTAGATATATTTTAAGTGTTGCATCGGATTCAGATATCTGAGCCTGATATCTTGCTTCTAATGCGTCTAGTAATGCTGCTTTCATTAACAATCCCACTTCCTTAAAGATTTATTAATCCTGCTATTAGGGTCTCTTGCCGTTTTAGCAGAAGTAAGTTTCTTTTTCATTCCACCCATACGAGCACAAAATGATTTACGTCTCGAACTTGTTTTAGATTTAGTAGGTGCTTTAAGTGTGCCTTTTTTATAACTAGCACGACCTTTAGCATTAAGTCCACCTGAAGGTGATTTACCTGCTTTTCTTGTCCAAGCTGCGCTTGCCATTATTTTCTCTTTCTAGGTTTCTTCGCTGTCTTTGCTGCTCGTTTAAAATTTGCTGCTGTTGGTGCGCCTTTACTTCCAGGTTTTCTCATTTTCTCACCTGAGCCCGCAGCAATTCTCTTTTTTTTCGCGTGAATATTCGCGTACAAACCACGTTTTGCCATTATTGCTCCTTTCCGCATGTAACACATTTCATAGGTGTATATGCTTTTGTTACTAAACATTTACATCTTTTTCCAAAGATGCTGTCTATTAATTTGTTAAAAAATCTTTTAAACATTATTTATTAATTTTTCCAGATTTTTTAGCTTTAGAACCAAACTTACCATAAGACTCATTAGCAGAAGCTTTTAACTGTTTTGCAGTTCTTTTCTT